GTAACGGGCTTTTATTGCTCATAACGCAAGACGGTCGCGGTTTCCTGCAAAAATCACTTGTCGGTGCGCTGGTTACAGCAGCTTCTCTATCGCTTGCAGTATTAGCCCTAATATGACGAGCGCTCCGAGCACGAATATTTGTGTTTGCGTCCGCCTGACCTCTTCATAAATGCTTAGCAGTTTCTTGTCTGAGTTCTGCTCGTCCCATTTGCACGTCCACTTGTCTCTAAACATCATGCCGCTCACCTCCTATGCGGTTTGTTCGTTCACTCTTACGTTTTGCGTAAGTTAGTTTGCAAAAAAAAATGTCCGTTGCTTCTTGTTTGCTGTCACATACGCATTCGGCAATTTTGACCATCACATCATACGGTATTTTACTCGGTATCGATAGGTATTTCGCCAGAGTATTTCGGTCTATCCCCAGCGTATTCGCTAATGATGATATCGTATAATTTTTTTCGGTCATTTTCCCCCTAAGTTTGGGCACATTGATTTCGTACAACCTTTCCGCCTCCGTTTCTTACGTATTGCGTAAGTTTATAATAGCCTTGTCGCGCCCAAAAGTCAATACGTGGCGCGAAAGTTTTTTTGCGTTTTGAGTAATTTTTATTGCATTTCAAAATAAAGAAGTGTATTATAGGCTTACGAGGAGGATAACAAAATGATTTTAGAAGAGAGAATGAGGGATCGCAGGAAAGAATTGGATTTAACCCTCGCCGATATTGCAAAGGCAGTTGGTGTCTCAGAGGCCACCGTGCAGCGATGGGAAAGCGGCAAGATTAAGAATTTGAGGTATGAACGTATTCCCGCCCTTGCAGTCGCTTTGCATACTACGCCGGCCTATCTAATGGGCTGGGAAGATATCCCGGAAGAAACCACCTCCAGTAAAGCTATGCTAAAGGCGGTCGTTGACGGCATGACCGAAGAACAAGCCGCTCTGTTTCTGGCGACTTGGCAAGCAGCAAAAATGCCAAAGTGATTTCCTCTATCGTCATTCCATCTATGATTTCCTTTAATTCTTCTTTTTTCGTCATTTGTTTCCACCTCCAAACATTTGTTCTGTTTTGATGATAGCATTTTTCGTATAAAAGAAAAGGGGTGATTTTATTGAAAGTACTATAAACGGGACTGCGCTCAACGATGTTGCACAAATCGTGCCTCGGATTTGCCTTTAACCGGCAGAGGGAGCGGGAGCCGCTCACCTCCGCCTCGGCCAGAACGGCGGAGAAGCTTCGCGGGAGCCGCCCCGGCCTGAATTAAGCATATCTCCTTCCCTTGGTTTTTTAAAGCCACAAATAGTATCCTTTCAGGGTAAAAATTGTTTAAACGGGGGTAAAATAATGGACTTTGAGCGATTACAGGAACTTGTGCGGCAATCCGGCAAGACACAGCAGGAGATCGCGGACGAATGCGGGCTGTCGCTCGCTACTGTCAAGAAGGTGCTTCACGGACAAACATCAAATCCAGGCGTAGATACGCTGATAAGGATATTAAATACTATTGGCAAAAGTCTGCGGGATATAGATTCTGACTTTGCGGGAGTTCCGCAAGGATATAGTAAAGAGGATTTATACGAAGAACTTATCGCCATTAACAAGGAGCGTATAAACAATCTGGTAGCCGAAGGGCGGCGTAAAAACATTCAATTGTCCCTGTTGTCAGGTGTTTCCGTATTATTGATGGTGGTTTTAAGCGGAATATTTATCATAGATAGCAGATATCCGAGCATGGGGCTGATACGCCCCGAAACTAAGCATTTATCGACAATAGCAGGGGGTATAATGCTGGTTTTCGTGATATTCGCAGGCTATCTCATATACATCAGCATAAAAGAATGGGAAAGGTTAAAGTAGGAGGGTGTGGTCAATGGGTATGATACATCAGTGCTCTCAGTGTGGGAAAAAGGGGTTGTTCTTGCCGCTCAACAACCTTGGGCACTGTGAGGAATGTATAAAAAAGAATAAGGCGGAACGAGACGAGCTCAAGGCAGAGCAGGATGAGTGCGAAGCGAAACAGATCAAATGCGAGGCGGCGCAGGACGTGCCGCTCATCGCCGAAACGGAAATTACAGACGACGAGGCAGAGAAAAAGGAGGAAGTTGAAAATATGGAAAATACCGGTGTTCGCAAACCGAATGTATCTGAAAAGGACTGGCTTACTACGCTGCTTTTATGTATATTCCTGGGTGGCTTGGGTATACATCGGTTTTACGTCAACAAGCCGCTCACGGCTGTTCTTTGGTTGCTGACTGCCGGCTGCTTTGGTGTTGGTGTTATCATAGATATATGCAGTATAGCCAGCGGCAGTTTTACGGACGGCGATGGGGCTGTGATCCTCTCAGAAAAGCAGCGGGACAGGGCACACGGCTCTGGTGTGCAGGACGCGTCGCCCGTTGATGCCGTCGAGCAGCTCCGCAAGCTGGGCGAATTGCGGGATAGTGGTATCCTGAGTGATGAGGAGTTTGCGGCGAAGAAGTCCGTATTGCTCGGCAAGATAAAATAAAAAATCCCCCGGCTGTTGGCGCAGCGCAAGGGGGATCAGAGGTGGGTGCTTCTCCGCCTCCGATTTTAGCATAATGGGAGGTTTTTGTAAATGGCAAGGCAAAGCGACGGGCGGTATAGGGCTAAAGTAACCGTCGGCAAGGATATGAATGGCGGCAGCGTGATAAAATATGTATCCGGGCGCACAAAGAAGGAGCTGGAAGCCGCGAAGGAGGCTATCCGGCAGGAATATATCACCGGCAGGAATACGCCGGAAAACGCCATGTTCGGGGCATACGCCATTCAATGGTATAACACATACAAAAAGCCGAATATAGGAGCATCGGCGCAGAGCAGTTATAGGACCGCGCTGAACGTGCATATACTCCCCATTCTGGGGAACAAGCGATTGACGGCAATATCCGCAATGGACTTGCAGGAGCTTATCAACTCAAAGGCGGATACCTGCGCAACGATAATTAAGAATGTACATCATGTTCTGAAAAGTATATTTAAGCGGGCATATATGGAAGGGATAATCCCCCGCGATATAACCGTAGGATTAGAAAAACCGTCCAAGGCCAAAAAGAGCCGCCGCGCCCTGACAGAGGCGGAAGAGGCCGCCGCGAAGGTGCTGATGCAGGAGGAAAACGGCCTGCTGGTGGCGCTGCTTTATTATACCGGCATGAGGCTCGGCGAAGCCCTCGGCCTGCAATGGGAGTGCGTGGATTTCAAAAAGAAGGTCATACACGTCCGGCAGCAGGTCAATTTAGGGCTGGGCAAAATCACGCCGCCGAAAACGAAGGAGAGCATAAGGGATATACCCCTGCCTGACGAGCTGGCAGAGATGCTTGTGCGGGGATTCCCACAGGCGTTTGTTTTTCCGTCTCCGAGTGGATCATATTATAGGAACACACCCGTTAATCGGCTATGGATAGATTTAATGCGGCGTATAATCGAAATAGACCCGACAATTGAGACGCGGGGAAACGGCGCCTCTGTCCTCACACCGCACTACTTCCGGCACAATTACGCCTCCATACTCTATAATGCCGGCGTTGACGTGCTTTCCGCGCAGAAATTTCTCGGCCATGCCAACGCAAAGGTAACGCTTGAAATTTATTCACACCTTTCAAGGGAGAAAGAGGACGCAAGCGCGGAAACCGTCAGAAGCGTTTTTCAAAAAAGGTTGCCAGAAAGTTGCCAGAGCAAAACCACAAAATGAGCGCAAGCAATCAAAAAAGCCCTAAATACCTAAGAAAAACGCCCGTGCAACACGAGCGTTTTTGATGTTTGGTATCCGGCATTCAGCCGTTTTTTATTCAGTTCCTTGCAGTTTCTCACACGCAGAAAGCGGCTATTTGTCTATGTTTTCCGTTTGTGCTCATTTTAAGGTTTGAAATAAAAGGTTGCCGGAAAGTTGCCAGCTACGCAAGGAAATATTTTTCAACTTTAAAATCCTTAGCGTCTGCGTCGTTGATAAAGTCCCTTGCTATGCTGAAATAGAATTCGGGATCTTCGCCCTTCCCCACGCTCTCCGCCGTCTTGTAGTAGTCGTTGTAGGCCATGTTCATGCAGAGGTAGTATTTGCATACGTCGTTGTTGATGCCCTTCGCGGCAAGGAATGCTTTGACGGTATCATAATCCCACTTCTGGCCGTAAGGACGCATGGAGCGTACCTTGTCCCGCGCTTCTTCCGGGGTTATGGCGTAAGCTATGGCCTCGAGCTGGTGTATGGTTTCGTGGTACAGGTCGGGCATGCGGTCTTTAATTATGTCCATAGCGTCCGCGAGTATTTCCTCTACCTCGTCCATATCGGCAGTCTTTTTGGAGATAAGACATATTACATCTTTAAACTGGCACATAGGCTTACTCCGTTGCGGTTGCCCCGCCGTCCAGCCCACTCAGGTTATTTGAGGGAGCACAGGCGGGTTTGCCGAGCAGCTTAAAAGCGCCGCCAGTTGCGGTAGTCGCCACGATAGTGGCGTATTTGGTGCGGGTGCGTATGGCGCAGGCTGTGACCTGGGCGCAGCAGCTATTTATCAGCGGGTACTGCTCCGTGCCGGTGCCTATGGTGACAAACACGGGCGCGGTTATAGTGGTAGCCGCCGGGATAGACTGAGCTACCACGATGCAGTATTTCTGATTGTCGTTATAGTTGCCTGCCGGGAGGTTGATTATCAGCCCGGTTCCCGCTGTGAAGGTAACGGCCTGGGAGATTATAAGGTTGGGGCAGAGTTTGCATACATTTTTACAAGCCATTTTTTATGCTCCTTTCAAAAATCAAGGGGCAGCATACGCCGCCCCGATATATCACGGCATAGCCGGAATTAGCAGCAGCAGCCGCAATTATTACCACAGAAGGGAGAATTCCCCGCGTTGTAGGTGTAACCGTTGGGATAGCGGACTACTCCGTACATGCGGTTATCCATCTCAAGGCTGGACACTTTGTCCCTGAGAGCCTGCATTTCGTTCGCCTGTATCAGGGAGCGGGTGGCCTCGGCCTCGGCGTGGATAGCGGTGGTTATGTCGCAGGTGTTCTGGTTCAACTGCGCTGAGAGGTTGGCTATACCGAGCCTCTGTTCACAGCAGCAGTTTGCGAGCTGGCTGGACAGGTTCCGGCCTTCGGTGGTGATAGCGTTGTTCAGCGCGAAGGTGGAATCACATATACCGTTGCCGATGTTAGTCAAACGGTCATTGATCTGGCCGAAGTGCTGACCGAAGAGAATTTCCTGCTGAGACGCAGCGGTGGCATACTGTCCAAATTCGCCTTGGCGGTTCCAGCCGCCAAAGCCGCCGCCCATCATAGCAAAAAGTATGATAAGGGCGAATATCCAGAAGCCTCCGTTGAAGCCGTCAGTCTTGCCATCAGTTACCGCGGCTATATCCGCGAGAGAGGGCATATTATCCATAGTTCTAAAGTTCCTTTCGATTTATATTCCAATCCCGTGCGCGCTTCGGGTAATGGTCTATCTTAATTCGGAAAGAATATCCTCCGGGTCTACCCCGTATTGCTTGCAGGCCGCATAAAACATCTGTTTAGGGTCGCCGTTGCCTATCATCTGCTTTATCTTCTGCACTTGTCCGGGAACGGACATCATCTGTTTAGCCTGCGCTATCATTTGTGGGTTGAGTTTCCTCGGATTTCCTCCGCTTAGCATTTGTAGTATCGGGTTTGGCATTTATCATTTCCTCCAATCTGGCTATTCTCTGTTCAAGGCCGTTCACATCGACAGGCGGAGCGGGTTTATACGGGGCTATGCTGTAAGGTGAGAGAGAGGGGAACCCCGCCCCGTCCGTTGTTTTAAGCCACACTATGGGGGCCGTTTCGTCCAACAAAAGAACGGAGCTATTAGGGGGCATTTGATACGCCTTTGCGCCGCCCTCGCCGTTCACTTTGACTACTTCGGTTCGTTGATATTGGGTTTGCTGGTTAAAATAAGGTTGGTATGGATACACTGTTTCACGCTCCCTTCTACCTGAATTTTGGCATAAAAAAAGAGCCGACAGGATTGCTCCCATCGGCTATTTATCGGCTATTTACAGTGCGTTTTCAGTTGTTTTTCGGCGGCCTTACACCGCCTGCGTATCTGGTCATATTCAAGGGGTATTTCAAATTTAAGCTGGTACTCGCCCGTCAAAGCGTCGTATGGCACCCCGTCTAAAAGGCGGCGGGTTATCAGCCAGCGGTCTTTTTCGTTATGTATCCATTCGTGTATGAGTGCTTCCCACTCTGACCGGGGGCGGGAATTGAGCAGGGTCTTGTCCATATAATAAGAGGCCGCTTCTCCAAAAGCCTACACCTCCTTTATACAAGATTTGCCCCCGACGTTTGCCGGGGGCGTTTGAAAGGGAATCCCGGACGTGGGATGATATTATGCTGTTTTGTCGGTAGGTTCGGTATCTTCTATTGCGTTGCCTTTGTTGTGGAGCTTCTGGAGGGCCCCTCTGAGCGCCTCGGGCAGCGGCAGGCCAAGCGTGCCGGCGTTCTCCAGTATGGACAGGCCCTCGTTGGCTATGTAGAACATGCACACCGCGCTGCGCACCGCCCCATTGGTGGCGGGCACAAGTCTGTCAAGTAGGGCGGCCAGTGCCACCAGGATTAGTATAAAGATTTTCTTCAGCAATCCCTTGAATCCTACTGCGCTGCTGAGGGTCCCGGCCACTGCTGCGTCGGCTACGCCGGTGATGTAGTCCAACACCATCACCGCCACCAGCACCATTATCAGAGGATCCCAGGCGCCGAAGAGCCATGCAAGTGCGCCGCCTACAGCGGCGGAGATAGTTTTAATCCATTCGGATATGTTCATTTGTTTTTCCTCCTTATTTTTTGACTGTACCTACGTATATTTTGCCGCCAACAGACACGGACACCTGTAGCACGTCCGGCAGCTCCGTCGGCGCCGTGCTGTGTGCCTGTGCAAACCGCTGTATGGCCGCAACGGTGTTTTTGCCCGCTATGCCGTCCGCGTCCCCCGCGTCATAGCCCAGAGCGTTAAGGGCGGTCTGTAAGGCTTTGATGTCGTCCCCCCGCATCATAGGGCTGGTCAGCTCGATTATCCGGGGCGCGGCGGGTACTTCCTGTTCCGGCTCGTCCTCCTTCGCAGCGCCGGAGATTATGTCCCAGCGCCCGTACTCGTTCCAGTAGGCGGGGCCGGAAGCGTTTATCCCCCGGAGCACAACGCCGTCATCGCGGCCCTTGGATTCAATCACCTTATCGTTGCCGACATATACGCCTACATGGTAGATGTATTTGTACGTTCCGCCGCCGTCCTTATTCTTGTCGCGATACCTAAATACCAGGTCGCCGGGCTGAAGCTCGTCCCGGTGTATCCGCTTGCTCTTGGAGTACATTGTCCGGCTGTTTACCCTGCCGGAAAGCCCTTTTGCCATTAAAAATCCGCATATAAGGCCGGAGCAGTCAAAGGCGTACAGCGGGCATTTCCCGGCCTTTTGCATGTACCTTATGGCCCGCTCCGCGTTGGTGCTCGATGTCTCCTTATTTCGTATCCATTTTTCGGGGTCGCTCATGTCGGTAAGGCACTGCCCCCTCGCGCCCCAAACGTATGCGTCCCCGAGGTGCTCGCCGAGGTACGCTAAAAACTGTTGTATTAAGGTCATCTGCGTTTACCCGCCACAAAGAGGCCGAGGCCTATCAGGGAGAGGGAGACGGCATAGGCTATGATAGACACGTCGCCGGTCTTGGGGATCACCACGGGATTTTTTGCAATGGGCTGTTCGGCGGGCTGTGCGGCGTTAAAATAATAAGTCTTGCTTACAGTCCTGTTTTTCTGCATGGCGTTGTAGAGTTCTTCTGCGGTGGTGGCGTTTTCGTATGCCATGTCCTTGACGGTTATACGGAGGGCGGCGGGCTGGTCGGTAACTATGCCGCTCAGGTAATATGTGCCAGCCTCTAATCTCAGGTCGTTTTCGTCCAGCTTTACGCCGTCCAGTTCCACAATAAGCTCCATATCGGTCAGGTCGTAAAAGCGGGGTATGCCCAGGTCAACCTTGAGTAGGAAAAGCTCGTTGTTGACGTAGGTCTTGGATACCGCCTTGCCGGTCTGGTAGTCCAGCGCGGTTATATCCAGGGTTACGGGGTCTGCGGCGTAGGCTACGGTGCAGAGGCACAGCATGAGCATTACCGCGAGGATACAAGTGAGTTTCTTCATTTTGATTTTTTCCTTTCTTTGTTTTTTGATTATGAAAAAAGAGCCGTGCGGCTCCTTAATCCGTATATTCGCTCCATTTGGAGCTTCCGGCCTTGGGCTTGTAGACGGTGGACTTGATGTGCTGCTCGGTGCATTGCCACGTTTTGCCGTTGTAGGTAACTATGGTGTCTGCCTCAATCACCGTGCCGTCCTCGATGTCGCTCCACGCGGGATAGGTCACGGTCTGCACCGCCCAATATGTGCCGAGGTTTGCGGCAGGGGGCTTGTTACGGCTGTATTTGAGGGCTACATAGCCCTCAACGGTATCCCCGGCTATATAGCGGGTCTCAGCGTCCCACGGTGCGCCCTGCGTGGGGGTGGGGGTAAGCCCTGCTCGCGCCGCCGTCAGCACCTCTACAAGGTCGGTCTCGTGCGCCTCGATTTCCGCTTTACGCACGGCTACCAGCGCCATAAGTTCACTGCGCGTCATTCACATTCACCCCCAGCTCCGCAAGCGCGTCTATATAGTCCTGCGTGGTGGCCTGTGCCTCATGCTCCGTCCAGCTCTGGACTATCTCTGCGCCGTTATCCTCCCATATTTAGGTATAATAATAGCCCTCCTTTGAGGGCATGGGGGAACGGGTCACGGGCTTATAGCCCAGCTCCTTTATTGCCGCATCGTCATTGGTGGAGAGATGCGCCCCTGCGGGGTGCGTCACACCGTTGATTATAAGCGGCGACTGCAACTCAACCGGCAAGCGTAAATATTCGGGATACTCGCTCACCAGCTTGGCATAGTTTGTGTTTATCATCGTACCTCCTTTATAGGATTAGATTATATGAGCCGTTTGTATTTGGTGTAGGGTCGTAGAGCGTATCGCTGGGTATGACAAAAGCGGAAACAACGCCGAACGTGTTCGACGGTTTGTAAGAGTGGATGGAACCGTCCGCGAAGACGTACCGCGCCCTGTCAGAGGAGTACTGCGAGGAAAGCCACCAGGGGAATTCCTCGCCTTGGTGGGTCTTAATCCTGCTGGTGTTGCTCGTGTATAGCTGTAACGCTTTGCCCTCGGTAACGCCGTCATTCACCCCGAAGCCCACCATGGTGTAGGTCGGAGCAAATACCTTGCGGGTTATGCTGCCGCTGCCCTTCAGTGCAAAGGTCGCGTCCATGATTTTTCTCTGGAGCTTTTCCGGCAGGCTGTTGTAGACCGAGGTCATTGTGTTGTCGAGAGTGCCGCCGGGGTAGGCGCCCGAGCTGCCGAAGGCGGATTTGCTGTGGATATTTTTCCTAACCAGCACCACGCCGCCGGATACAAAGTTGTTTATGTCGGCTATTTCGTAATTGTCGGTCCCTGCTCCGCCGTCCGTGCCTATATTTATCAACGCTCCCAGCGGCAACTCCGATATGGGCGCACCGCCGCCCCCTGCCATCATCATTCTACGCCGTAAAGCAAACTGCAATGCTATCATGCGCTTACAACCTCCTGCACCGCCCACACACCGTTGTATACGTCAAATTCATAGGTCTTGCTTGCCTCTATTGCCGGGGCCGCGCCTAAATAATTCGCCCCGCTCACAAACGACACCGCAACCGAGGCCGCCGTGCTGAATGTGCCGTGCGCCCAGCCGGAAGCGGGAGGGGTAAACACGTATGTACCCACAGGAGAGGATACGTTATATATGGTGTTTGCCGTCAGCGCTGCGCCGCTGGCGGGGAGGGAGGAAGCCATAACAGGCGGGGTCAGGTAGTCCGTGTCGCCCGCGGCCTGTGCCACTTTGCCACCCGCGCCCTTGAGCAGGCCGTTAATGTTGGTCGCGGTGTCGGCGGTTATCTCGTTGGGGCCTGCGGGGCCTTGTTCGCCCTGTGCGCCAGTATCGCCTTTCGCCCCGGTTTCGCCCTGCGGGCCTTTGATGCTGACGCTTGCGGGGTTATCCAGCCCGCCGTTATTGCTCCATGAGAGTATGCCCTCAGCAGAGACGGCGGGGGTAAAATACGGGCCGGTGTCGCCCTTCGCTCCCTGTTCGCCCTCGGGGCCTTGGATACCCTGCGGGCCTTGCTCGCCCGTATCGCCCTTCGCGCCGGGGTCGCCCTTCGCGCCGGGGTCGCCCTGTGGGATGCCGAATACAAAATCAAATACCTTTGCGGTGTCCGCGCCGCTTGCCGTTACCTTTACGGTGGCGGCGGTTCCGGCAGCGAGTGTGTTTGCCGTAGCGGTAGGTGCACCAAACCCTGCGGCTGTGCCGGGGTCGCCCTTGGGGCCTTGTTCGCCTTGTATGCCCTGCAAGCCCTGTATGCCCTGCTCTCCCGCGGGGCCTTGCTCACCTGCGGGGCCGCGCTCGCCCTGCGGGCCTTTGATGTTGACGGGGTCGGGGTTGGCGAGGTCGCCGTTGTTTGTCCAGCTCAGCACGCCCTCGGCGGATACCGCCGGTGTGTAGTACGGACCGGTGTCGCCCTTGGCTCCGGCTGCGCCGGGGTCGCCTTTTGCGCCCTGCTCTCCCTGTATGCCCTGCTCACCCTGTATACCCTGCAAGCCCTGTGGGCCTTCGGGGCCTTGGATGCCTTGTTCGCCCTGTATGCCCTGTTCACCCTGCGGGCCTCTGATGTTGGTTTCAGGGGGATTGTTCAGGCCGCCGTTGTTGCTCCACGATATAACGCCCTCGGCGGATACCGAGGGGGTAAAGTACGGGCCGGTGTCGCCCTTAGCTCCGGCTGCGCCGGGGTCGCCCTTTGCGCCGGGGTCGCCCTTGGGGCCGGGGTCGCCTTTAGGGCCAGTGGGGCCTTGCTCACCTTTTGCGCCCTGCAAGGGGCCGTTGTTCACCCACTTGGAATTTACACCGTCCCAGATATATATATCATACGGTTCGCCCGCGCCCACGCCGTAAGCGTCACCAGCGGAGGGGTTAGATACTCCGGCTTGTAATGCGGAGAGGGAAGCGTAATAGCCCAACACGGCAAATCCTTCGCCCGTATCGCCCTTGGCTCCCTGTGCGCCCTGTGGCCCCCGTATATTGACTGTGGCGGGGTTATCCAGCCCACCGTCATTACTCCACGATAAATCGCCGTCAGCGGTCACAGAGGGCGTATAGTGCGCTCCTGCGGGGCCTCGTTCGCCCGTGGCTCCCGTATCCCCCTTGGGGCCCGTTCCTCCCTTGTCTCC